GTTGACTACGGACTCTCACATGGTGGATTTACCTGCCCTTCGCACTTTCAGTGTGTGCGAGGGGGAGCGATCCCTCGATTCCTCAAGGGTTTGCTCTGTAAAGTGTTTGATTGGAAAACTGGACTACTGCTTGAGTACCCGTCTCTCCATGCAATCAAATGCATACGAGAGATTCTACGAGTGTTCAAGAAAGTTCAGCTCCGGTCTAACCGTGAAGCAAAGCTTCACGCATTGGCTGTTGCTGGATTCGTCGAAACAGATCGCCTTATATCGACCATAACATATGATCGTAATAAGGTCAACTTGCTTCGGCAGGTTTCGCGTGTTGTGCTTCCAAACTTAGATTCGTTTGACAGCACTACTCTTCACGTGAAACACGGTCCAGGGAGCGTTGTGGAAACGTGTAGATCGAATCAGAAGTGGTCCGAACTACTTGATAATCTCAACTTTGATGATTATCTTGCCCGTAAGTACGGATTCGATATCATTGCTCATATGAGCTCACGGGACCTTGATCAGCCCCGTGTTGGGCATTTTCCTTTTGAAGATGTCCTTTATGATTCCGATCTGTCTAATGGGCTCGTTCCCGAACGTCACCACAGCGGCATTGCTAAACTAATAACTGTTCCGAAGAATTCTACATCTCTTCGAACAATTACGATGGAACCTGTTTTACATATGTTTGTACAACAGGCTCTTAACAGATACGTTCGCGATAGTATCGCGACATGTTCTGTGTTGTCATCGAGTTTAGCATTATCCAACCAAAGTTACAACCAAAAGTTGGCCTTGGAAGGATCCATTTCTGGCGATTACGCTACAATCGACTTATCGTCTGCAAGTGATCTTCTTAGCCTTGATCTGGTTAAGCTGATCTTTGAGACGAGGCCTCGGTTTCTTACCGCGGTATTAGATTGTCGCTCCACTCATGTTGAGCTCGATTCTCATCGAGTTCTTCGTCTGTGGAAGTTCGCCGGAATGGGTAATGCCCTTACATTTCCGTTACAGAGCATCGCATTCGCTTTGCTTGCGATTTGCGGTATTCTGTGTAAGGAGGGTAAACGACCTTCCTACGTAAATGTAAAGCAAGCCGCTCGTCATGTTCGCGTATATGGTGATGATATCATCATCAAAACCGAACATGCAAGCCAGGTCGTAGATTGGCTCACCTCTTTTGGCTTAAAAGTCAACCAAAAGAAGTCCTTCTTTCACGGGTTCTTTCGTGAAAGTTGTGGTGTCGACGCATATAAGGGAGTCGATGTGACTCCTATATATCTTCGGCATGAACCAATCATTTCCGCTAGAAACCCCGAGCAAGTGGCATCCCTTGTATCGACCTGCAACCAAGCATGGTTACGTGGTCTCTACAAGTTTGCTGATGTGATACGTGAAGAAGTTGAGAGGGTTATACCCTTACCTCTTGTTTCACGCCACAGTGCGGCTCTCGGTTTGCATAGTCGCGTTGATACTACTGCTGCCCATAGATGGGACAGGAAGCTACAACGGCTCGTTTTCCGAGCTACAGTTGTCGAACCAACATATCGGAACGACCAACTGAATGGCTATGCGGCTCTCATGAAGTCTCTTCATCACCTCGAAAGTCGTGATGAAGCTTCTTCTGATTCTTCAGTCGTTCCAAACGACCCAAAGAACCTTGAGAGGTCTGTCCTGCGTTTCCATACTAGGTTACGCAAGCGGTGGATCCCAGCGATTGCTGGTTAGCTCTGTTATCTTAACAGAGCGCAGGGGTGTGCGTCATACATCC